TATTCTTCTGCTTTGTTTAAGAGCAGCTTGTTTACTCATTGGTTTTCCTCTTCCTGGCATTATTTTTTTCCTCCATTATTTCTAAATATTTGTGTTCCTTTTATACCAAAAATACTCGCACATACAAGTATCCATAAATTAGTGAACCATGATGGGAGCGCTTGGAAATGGTCAAAAAACATTTTTATCTTCTCCATAGCTGCCGGATCGTCCGACCAAACCCCATATGCGAGCACCAAAATTGGCAACGTGAGAATCGCGAGGACCACCTCGTCTTTGTAGTCGTTTTGACGGGCTTCTAACAGTTTGCCTTGGTAAGCTTCCTCACCACGCGCTTGTCGCTCGGCATGCATTAATTGTGCATCCGACATTGCCATCTTCGTCTTTTGACGATTGGCATAAATTTTACTGCCAGCGTTTAAAGCAAGCTTAATTGCTGAGAACCACATACTACACCCAAGTTACAGGTTTTTGTGGTCTAGCAGCTTTGCCTTTTCTAACAGGATTTTGATTTCCTACAGCTAAATGAGACTTTCCTCTAAAACTTGTTTCTGATCTTGGATCAACAACAACTTTTGAGTCTTCTAATTTAACTTCTTTGCCGCCTTTTTTATAGTTTATCATATTTTTAGCCTTTTTGCTTAGTTATACTACTTGGTTTCATGTTGGCAAGTGTTAATCTATTCTCATTTGCCATTTCTTGCTTCTCTATAGAAGTATCAGCACGTAGTTCTGCTAATTCTTCGTTCTGTTCAAGTTTATCATCAGTTAATTCTCTGTTTTGTACTAATTTAGCTTGATCAATTTGCATTTTTTTCTCCATTTCTTGTTTTTTACGTTCATTTTCCATTGCTCTTAGGTCAACTTCTCTTGATTTTAGTTTTAATAGTGGGTCATGGTCAAATTGTGATGTAATTTTCTTTTCTTCCTTCATAAAATCTTCTGTCATCTCTGCAATTAACACTGCTTTTCTTGCTTCAACTTGTTGTCCCATCTGTTCTAACTGTTGTTGTACTTGTGGGTTGGTTGCAGCTTGTTGTGCCATCTGTTGCATCTGCACTAACTGTTCTCTAAACTCTAATTGCACTTGTTCTTGTGCCATAAGAGAAATATGTTCTAAAATATTTTTTTGTAATGCAGCCATAACCATCGGATTATTTCTAACCATGTTAGTTGACATAAAATTTAAGTGAGCTGTAACGTGTGCTCTATGATCTTGACCAGGAAATGCTTGAAAAGGTTTACCAGCTAATGCATCAATGTGTTCTAAAGATGGATCTTTAGGTGCTCTTGGTGCTGGTGGTGGTAAAATTCTATCAATATCTTTTATACCTAATGCTTCATACATTTTTCTAAACGCCATATACAAATTATGTATTTGTGGATTAGACATTGCAAGTTGTAAACCAGTTTGTGCTAGTGTTAATCTTTGTGACATAGAAAATATATTTGGATCTGCAATTGGTAATACATCTATCTTGTCATCAAAGTCTGCAACTTTAATATTTCTTTGTCCACCTACAACATCGTATGGATATTCTGGTGGTAAGTAAGTGGCAAAAGTTTTTGCCAATAATTTAAATTCTTTTTTAAGTGCAACGTACAATCGTTTATGGATTGCTGACATTACCCTTGAACCACGTTCTAAAAGAGCTACGGTCGTACCAACGGCTGCGCCTTGGTTCCCGTCCCCGACCTGCATGTCAGCAATGGACGCGAATCTCTGTCCTGCTTGAACTACAATACCCATCAACTGTAATAATGTTGCTGATGGTTCTTTGTATGGTAAAAATACAAATGCATCTCTTAGATTACCCCCTGGAGTATCTACATCTTTAAATTCTCCTGGTTGTATTGGTGAAGCGTCGTCTTTGACTCTGACACCACGTTGTTTAAATCCGGCTGGTAAATTAGATAAAGTCCCCGCGTCTAATAACTGACGGAGAGCAGACGTTGCCGTTCTGCTCAAACCGCCAATCATATGAATGAGTCCAAAGCCATAAAATCCAAGTCCTGGCAGAAATTTAAAATGGACAAAATATTGGATCTTATTTTTTAATGGATCATTGGGCGCAAAGTTTCGTCTTATAGACAAAACTTTCTGACTACCTTCTTCAATTGTTATGACGTAAGGTAATTTTATTCCTGTTGGTTCACCGTCTTCACCAACATCTTCGAAACCTTCTAAATCTAAATTAATGTGAAACTCTAGTAACGTGTACATAGCTTCCATTCTTCCTGATTTAGTTGTTCCTTCTAATTCTCTTTCCTTTTCCTCCACCTTATCTGCATTACCTGCAGATGAAGGTTTCGAAAGTTCTATATCTGAATAAAAACCATTTACTTGTTGTTTACGTAAATCATTTTCAGATATTTTTATTACATGAACGATTGCCTCCGCATCATCTAATGAGGTAGCTGTATACGGAACGACTAGATCGTCTGCAGGGATAAACTTAGAAACAGCTCTCCCTAGTAAATCATCATAATAAACTTTTTTAAATGTAGAACCAGATAATGGTAAATAAAATAACATTTGATCAAACTCAGATTCATATTCTTTCATTTGATCTAATAACTGGTAATTCATAAAATCTTTAACTCTTTGTGATTGAGCTTCTTTTGCAGGTGTTGACAATCCAACTATTTGTGTTCTTACAGGTCCATCTGCTGGCATCAATTCTTTGTATGCTAACGCTTGAAACTGTGTAACTGCTTCTGCTAATACTGGGTGTGTTGCACCACTTGCTCCTTGAAAAGGTTCGTTACGGTTTTCATATTTAAATCCTAATAAATCTAAACCGCTTGTGTAAGATTGTTCCCAATCTTTTCTTGATGCTTTGTAATCCATATAGTTAGATCTTAATTCTGTTCCTATTGGATCTAAAACATCTTCTGGTAATATGTCTGCTAAATTATCAAAGTGTGATTGTGTGCTTGCTTGGTTTATTGAACTTGGTTCAAAATCAATTGTTGCACCACCATCTTCATCTGGTGTAATTTCTACTGGTTGTTTTTCTTGTTGTTCCGTAACATCTACTTCTTGTTCCGGCGCTGGAACTTTTAATTCAGTACGTGTGTTAGGGAGTGTTTTATCTATTTCTGCCATTTGTTACTCCTAGTAATCCATATCATCATTATACAAAGAACGCAACCCTTGTGAGTTTGGTCCTGATTCTGGTGGTGGGCCTGATGGAACACCAGCTTCTTTTGCAATACCACCGCCTGCTAAATTAGCAACTCCACCTGCATCTGCTATTGCTTGCATTTGAGATTCTTTTTTAATGTAATCTTGTAACTCTGGATAAGTCATACCTGTTTCTTGTTGAGTTAAACCAGCGTCCTGTAATGCTAAATCTATTTGTGAAATAGGCACTGTTGGATAAACTTCTTCCATTTGTTGCATTCTTTTTTTCAATCTTCTTTTATCAGCTGCTTTACTCTGTGCCATGAATGGTGCCATTTTTTTACCACGTTCTGCCATTGCAAAGTCTTCACCTTTAGCAAATTCTTTTGCACGTTCAGCTTCAACATCTATTTGTAATTTTGGTCCTAACAATTTATTTAAATAAGATTCACCAAAAGCTTGCTTAAAAGGAACTCCTGTTTCTAAAGTTTTGTTAAGAGCTATACCTCCTTCTAATGCTACTTCACTTGCTACTGCAAGTGGACCTAAAACATTTTTTAAAACCTTTCCTGTTTTAAGAGCTTTACTACTAAAATTTTTTAATTTAGATGCAGCTTCAGTATTACCTTGTGCTGCTTTTTCCGATAATTCATTTAAAGATTTTACGTAAGCTTTTGGATCTTTACAGTTTATACCACTCGATAATTGACATTTAATTCCTAATTCTTTCATAAAAGGAATTAAACCTTTTACGTTTATTGGTTTAACATCAGGACTTATTAACTTTGCTCTTTTATCTTTAAAAACTTTTTGTATTTCTTCTGGAGGAAGATTTTTTATATTTTTAATAACTCTGTTTTGTGTTTTAGCTGCTTCAATAATTTTTTTAGGAATATCTTGTTTGTAAAATGGTTCGCTAATAATTTTTGTTGTGCCTAGAGGTAGTTCTATTTTTTTAGCTAAATTTACAACAGCTTTCATTTTAGCTGTTCTATCAGGACTTTTGCTTGCAAAAGCTTTTGCATATGTTTTATCTAACAAGGATTTTGTGCCTTGATTTATTTCAGCTGTTAAAGGTTCAACAAATAATTTTGCTTCTTTGCCAAGTTTTAAATTTTTAATCATTTGACTTGAAAGAGGGTGATCTAAATTCAAATTAATTTTACCTGCTAGTTTTTTTTTAAGATCATAATATTCATTTATTTTATTATTATACAATTTAAATAGTTTAGGGTTTTTACCATCACCAAACGCTTCTCCTAATAATTTTTTAATTTGTCTTTGTTCAACAGTTTCTAAACCTTTTACGTTATGCATTTTATCTAATAAAGAATTTAAATTTTTTGGATTGTCAGTTAAAAATGTTGCAATACCTGTTCCTGTTGTTTTAGTTGCACCTTTGCCAATAGCTGATGATGTTGCATAAATATCTTTGTACAAAGCGTTACCAATCTCATTTACTTTAGTTTTACTAATTTTTAATTTTTTAGCTAACAAAGATGTATCATTTACACCTTCGTTTATTAAATTAATCATCTTTATTTTATTAGGGTTTACTCTTTTTAAAGATGATTTTTGGGAAGCACTTCTTCCATATTCCTGTATGGCTGTAGCTCTTTTATCTAAAAGAGAATTAAATTCTTTTGTAGAAATACCTAATTCTTTTGCAAAACTTTTTGCATAATCTTTATCATTAGCTGCTATATTTAAAAATTTTGCAGTTTGTTCACTTAACACTCCACCTGTTTCACGTCTTGCTGCTTTTAAAAGACCATAATTATTTGTTTTTTTTGCTTCAGCTATTGTTGATTTTAAATTATTTATTAAAGAAAGTCTTTGTGGTGTTCCTTGTGCAAACCCGATCCGTCCACCATCCGCTTGTTGTGGTCTTTCTACTTCGCCAGGTTTTTTTACAACATCCC